CTCAAGAAGATGTCCGGTGGAGCCATCGGACTAAACACGATCTTGCAGCTCTCCGGCGAGTCGGCCGATGGGTTCAAGGAGCGCGTCAAGAAGGTCGGGGAGTCCTTCCATAACGGCAGCAAAGATGTTGAAGGATGGAAGACGACCCAGAAGCTCCTGAATGTCCAGCTCGACCGGGCTAAGCAATCGGTCAAGGTACTGATGATCGAGATTGGCACTAAGCTAATTCCGGTGGTGAGCGGGATCATTCAGCTCATGACCAGGCACAAGGATGTAGTTCTTGCTCTGATCATCGCGTTCGCTGCTCTCCTCGGGGCACTCAGCGCGGTCTACGTCGGAACCAAGATCTATTCCGGTGTCCTGCTGATCGTGACAGCATCTCAGACGGCATGGGCGATTGCGACCCTGGCACAGACAGACTCTCTTATGGTCATGAGGGCTCAACTGATCCTTCTGGCCATTGCGCAGAAAGCCAGTGCGGTAGCCCAGGGCATCGTCACTGCTGCCACCTGGGCATGGTCGGTCGCGCTGAACTCCACTGGAATCCCTCTGCTGATCATTGGTATCGCGGCTCTGATAGCAATTATTGTGATCATCGCGACCAAGACGACATGGTTCCAAACGGCGTGGAAAGCCACCTGGAAAGCCGTGGGGATCGCCATCCATGCCGTCTGGAACTGGATCAAGAGCAACTGGCCGTACATCGCCGGTTTCCTGCTCGGTCCGGTCGCCCTGGCTGCTGCCGCGATCTACAAGAACTGGGACAGCATTACATCTATTTTCAAAGCCACTCTCCAGTGGCTCAAGGACAACTGGCAGCTAGTCGTCTTCACGATCCTGACCGGAGGGATCGGTCTCGCCGCCGCGATGATCGTCCGTCACTGGAAGGGAGTCAAGGGCGCATTCTCGGCAACCCTCGACTGGCTCAAGAAGTACTGGCCGTACATCGCTGGCCTCCTGCTTGGTCCGATCGCTCTGGCGGTCGCCGCCATATGGATGAACTGGAGTTCAATCACCAAGGCATTCGTCTGGGTGTTCAACAAGATTGTTGATCTTGCTGTGAGCTTCGGGAAGACCTTGGGCAGCTTCTTCAGCAAGCTCCCCGGCCAGATAGGCGGATTCTTCAGTTCTCTTCCGGGCACGGTAGGCCATTGGTTCGTGGTCGCCGGAAAGGCCATCGGGTCGTTCTTCTCGGCTCTCCCCGGCCAGATACAGACCTACGTGAACAGGTTCAACTCTCTGCTGTACAACGCAGGAAGAGACCTGATCAGCGGCTTGTTCCATGGCGTCTCGTCCATGGTGAAGAACATCCCGAAAGTGGTTCAAGCGATCTACGACGGGATCGTGAGCTTCTTCAAAGCGGTATTCGGGATCCACTCTCCTTCAACGGTCATGGCCGTATTCGGTGTCGATCTGATCCGGGGTCTGTTCGCAGGCATGCTCAGGGCTGCGTCCGCTCTCACCACGTGGCTGGCCGATCACATCGGACGGCCGATCATCCATCTCTTCGTCTCGGTCATTCCGAACGCGGCCCGGACGTTCGCTTCCAGGGTGTCCCAGTACTGGGGGTCGATGCGCGACTACCTCAACCGGGCGTGGTCTTCGGTCAGGGCGAACTCGATCGATCCGATCATCCATTTCTTTACCGTTTCCATTCCCAACGCTGGCAGGCGCATGCGGGACGCCGTGAACAGTGCGTTCCGGTCCATGGTCATGTTCATTCTCAACCGGTTCGGAGACGTTCTCCACGGAGCATCAAAGATGTTCGGATGGGTCCCCGGCGTAGGAGGCAAACTCCGGAGAGCGAGCCAGGAGTTCGACAAGTTCCGCGACCGCGTGAACAACGCTCTCAAGGGGGTCAAGGATCATAACGCGAGCATGTTCGTAACGTTCAAGGGCAAATCCATCGCGGCGGTATCGGCCGGACGTATGGCCACCGGTGGGCGGGTGGACGGACCCGGTTCCGAAACCTCCGACTCGATACCGGCCATGCTCAGCAAGGGTGAGCATGTGCTGAGTGCCAGAGAGGTCAAGGGCATGGGCGGACATGAGGCCGTGGAGGGCATACGGAAGACCGCCCGTGGCTTCGCACAGGGCGGAGCAGTCGGTGTGCGGGCTCATACGCCGTCCGCCAAAGCGATCAACGATGCGGCCAGCAGGTTCTTCAACCGGTTCGTGACCAGTTCTCATTCGGCGCTGTACGCGACGATGATGAAGATGATCAGTATGGCTACCGCCGCACCGTCCTTCGGAGCCCTGCCCGGCGGGGGCGTGGGCAAGAGTGCTGCCTCGGCCATGGCCTACGCGCGGCGTCTGCTGGCCGCGCACATCTACGGCTGGGGTATGGGCCAGTGGCCTGCCTGGCGCAACATCGGCATGGGTGAGAGCGGCTGGAACTACCGGGCATACAACGCTGCGTCAGGTGCAACAGGAATCCCCCAGGCTCTTCCCGGGTCCAAGATGCGTTCGGCGGGCGCGGACTGGAGGACGAATGCCTTCACTCAGGTCCGGTGGATGGCTTCCTACATTCACAGCCGGTACGGAACCCCCTCCCACGCCTGGTCCCTGTGGCAGAGCCGTCGTCCCCACTGGTACGACAAGGGAGGGTATCTTCCCCCCGGCCTGAGCCTGGCCATGAACGGCACGGGTCGTCCGGAACGAGTGCTCGGCCCCGGTCAGTCGGGAGGTATCACCGTGAACATTACGATCAACGGGAATCTCCTCGGCAACCGGCATGAGCTGGAAAATGAGTTCGTAGAGATCATGGACCAGCTCCGGCGGAAGGGGAGGCTCAGGTAGTGGCCATCGCCCTGCGAGCGGTCGGGACCCGGCTCAAGGTCGACACATCCGTAGGTGCCCCTGGGTCGGGCACCCAGAATGTCAGCCTGCCCGCCGGACACGTTGCCAACGACGCTCTTGTGATGTTCGTTCTCACGGACGACAACACGAACCTCACATCGGATCCGTCCGGCTGGACACGTCTGTTTTTCATCGCACCGGGATCCTCAGTGGGAGTCCCGTACACCCCAAGGCCTCATTTGAAGGTCTACTACCGGGTGGACAATGGATCCCTGGGGTCGACCGTGACCCTGAACGTCGATGCCGTGAACTCCTGGCCTACAGGCAAGCCGGAGATCCTGGCGTTCATCGTCGCGTACTCCGGGTGCGACACGTCCAATCCGGTCGGTGAGTGGGACTGGTCCACGACCACATCGACGACGGCCGCGCAGGCCCATCCGCAGCTCACTCTCTCGCAGGCCAATGACTGGCTCCTGAGCTACCGGGCCGTATCCTCCGACTCCCCCGGCGCCACCTTCACAAACTCCGTGGGCACGGACGTTGAGCGCCAGGACGATATTGACACGATCAACGAGCTGGCCTGCGCCACCTATGACAGCAACCTGGCTCTGTCCTCCGGGCTCCAGACGCAGAGGACCACCACGGCGAGCAGGGCAGCCACCTACGGTTCGATCATGGTGTCCCTTGCCCTTCGTCCTGCGTCAGCCGCCAATGTGGTCACCGCTCTCGCGGGGCTCGCGTCAGGTATCGGTACAGCGTTCGGGGCTGCCACAGAATCGACGACCGGGCCGTGGGATCTGTGCGCGACGAACGGTCTGCCCGAATACTCTCTGGCGATCGACTGGGACCAGACCGGTTTCACTGTCCCCGGAACAGTGATCAATTCGAATCCTTACGTCACCGATGATCTTTCCGACTGGGTGTCTGTCAGCGCGACGATGGACCGGGTCTTCGGGATCTTGTCCCCCCGGATTCCCGTTCTCGGGATCACTTCAACGGCTTCTGCCACTCCGCGTGCGGCAACATCCCACTGGCCGGTGACGGCAGGGAATCAGTACCTGCCGTACGGATGGCTGATGGCTCCGGTCGCCCTTCCGGTCACTGCCTATCTCGGCGTCAACTGGTACGACGGATCCAACGTGTTCATCAGTACCAGTAGCAGCCCGATCACACTCAATCCCGGATCATGGGCTCTCTTCAACCAGCTTGTCACGGCTCCCGCCGGAGCTGCGTTCGGCAGTCTCATCATGGTGGAATCCGGCACACCCGGAGCGGGGTTCGTGCTCTACGGCTACGGCCTCATGCTGATAGATCCGGCAACGTCCGGGACAGTCTCCGTCCCCGGTCCGGGCGAGGAAGTGGAAACTGATCTCATCTCGGACATGTCGGTTTCCTACGGGCGGGACCAGGACCGGCAGCTCTCTCCCGGAGCCGTTGGTACCGCAGGGGCACGCCTGGTCAACGTATCAAGAACCTACAGTCCCGATGTCCAGTCCTCTCCCCTGTTCAACGATCTGGATCCCGCGCGGGATGCCCGCATGCAGGTGGTGTGGGCAGGGCAGACGTTCCCGATCTTCCGGGGGAAGATTGACGACTACAACATCAACGCAGACTACGAGGACAGGTCGGTCTCTTTCAGTTTCCTCGACGGCTTGAGTCTGCTTCAGGGAGTCACTCTCTCTACGGGTGTGTACGAGAGTCTGAGGACCGGGGACATCATTGACGTTATTCTTGATGCCGTCAACTGGACAGGCCCGAGAGACATCGACCTCGGGGCGACTGTGGTCAAGTTCTGGTGGGCAGAGGGCACTGATGCTCTCTCCGCCGTACAGGAGATCGTCAAATCCGAGGGACCCCCTGCGGTCGCTTATGTATCCTCCGATGGGACATTTATCTTCCGTGACCGGCACCACCGTCTCCAGCGCCAGCACTCCGTTGAGATCCAGGGGACCTTCGTGGCCAAGGCCCTGGGAGACTGCACGGCGGTCACTCCGGTGGGACTCAACATCGCCAAGCCTTTCACCTACGCCCATGGCTGGCGGGACATTATCAACTCTGTCTCCTTCGATGTAAGCGAACGAGTGGCCGCTCTTGATCTCGAAGATGTCTGGACCTCAGAGGACACGATCGTTCTCAGTACGGGCCAGGGAATCTCGATCGACATATCGGGATCCGATCCCTTCACCGATGCGATTGTCCCCGTGGCAGGAACAGACTTCCAGACCACTGGCGTCGGGACAGTGAATGTCACCCTGAACAGGACCTCCGGCCAGTCCGTTCAGATCACGCTCCTCGCCGTGGGCAGCCCGGTGACGATCTCGGGTCTCAAGCTGCGGGCCAGGCCTATTCCGGTGCTTCGCACGATCAAGATTCAGAAGACGGACGCCGGATCGATCTCCTCTCACGGAGAGCGCACCTATCCCGATGCCGCTCCGTGGGCGAACGCGAACGACGCCGGAGCCATCGCAGATATGATCTTGCTTCACTATGCGCGCCGGAGGCCCACGGTTCAGCTCCGGACCACCACCTCGGACCCGACCCATTTCCTTCAGGTGCTCCAGCGGACGATCTCCGACCGGATCCACATCACCAATAATGAGATGGGGATCGACGACGATTTCTTCGTGGAGCGGGTCACCCATACGATTCAGCGGATCAACCAGGCAGGGCTTCCTCCGGTCCATTCCGTTGTTCTCGGGTGCGAGAGGGACCTGATCCTCTCGGACAACCCCTTCACGTTCGACAAGCGCGGCGCCGGATTCGACGACGGGGTGTTCGATCCGATCAGTGCTGATGATCCGGGGACCGTGTTCGTGTTCGACAGCAGTATCCAAGGTCTTTTCGACACCGGGCGGTACGGGACGTGAGGCAGTGATGGCAGCAGAGCTGATGATCAAGTGGGCTGTGGCCTACGTCTACAGCGGGGAGTGGGTGAGTGACTGCCCGCGCGAAGGCTGCGCCAATGTCGAATTTCTCTATACAGCCGCTCGCCCTCATGGCCCCCGGACGATCCCCAAGCCGTTCTTCGCCTGCTCGTACTGCGGAGAACAGGCTGAGATCAAGTGGCCTCCCACGGAGTTCCGGGAAGCCGTCATGGAGGTACTCATGAAACGCCCGGTCCCCGGCAACCGGAACTGGTACCCCAAGGATCATGAGACGGCAGTGCGCTTCAAGATCCCTCACGGGCAGACGGTGGCGGATCTCCGCGAGGAGAACGAGTCCCACGGGGTGACGCCGTGACGTGGACAGCGCCAATGACAGCGGTTGCGGGGGCAACTTTCACCGCAGCTCAATTCAATCAGTACGTACGAGACAACCTGAATGAGACGGCTGTGGCCAAGGCCACAGCAGCATCCCAGATCTTCGTGTCCACAGGTGCCAACGCATTGGCGGCCCGGACCCCGGCCACGGCTACGGTCGCCACCTCGCAGTCGACCATAGTCACGAGCTATACGGATCTGACCACGGTGGGCCCCTCCATTACGGCCACGACCGGAACGATCGCTATTGCGATGTTCGCCACGAGCCTGACCAACGTCACTGCCAACAGCGCGGCCATGTGCAGTGTGGCCGTATCTGGGGCTTCCTCGGTGGCTGCCTCGGATGCATGGATGATCCAGGCGGACGGGCTCCCCACGAACCAGTTCATCCGAATTGGTATAGCTCATGTCTTCACCGGTCTCACCGCAGGATCAAACATTTTCACTCTGAAATATAAAGCCGGATCGGGTACGGCGACCTTCCAGAACCGTGAGATCAACATCATTCCCCTGTAAGGAGGTGGACCAGTGGCAACGATCAAGCAGTACATGAAAGGCATGTGGACCAACCAGAAGATCATCGCCCAGAAATTCGGCCTCGATCTCAGATGGTCGGACCAGCAGACCAGGGTGATGGCGCTGAGCACGGATGCCTGCATCGCAGTCCTGGTCAAGACTCTCACCGACAAGGGTGTGATCACAGACCAGGAACTTCAGGCAGCAGCGGCCCTGCTCCAGAACGCCGACTTCCCCCAGTTGCCGTCTCATGTCTCTGCTCCGGGCGACGATGGCGTGGTTCCCGATCCTGATCTGGGGGTGTGACTCATGGCGTGGACAGTCCCTATGACTGCCGTGGCAGGATCCGTATGGACGGCCGCGCAGTACAACACGTTCGTACGCGACAACCTGAATGAGCTGTGCCCTGCCAAGGCGCAGACACCAGGCGGGTACTTCGTGACCTCTGCCACGAACCAGATCGTCGAGCGGACGATCTTGCAGGATGTCCGTAATTCTCCTTCGGATACCACCAGTTCAACCAGCTACGGTGATCTTGATGCTTCTGCCGGGCCACAGGTCACCGGAACCACCGGGAGTATGGCCTTGATCGTTGTCGG